AAGCAACAAAAGAAGTAGGCAGGCTTGTGTCTAATTCTTCAGCTGGTGCGTCCAGGTCGAAACTGTAAACGCTGCCGTCGTATTCTGTGGCTGTTACTTTTATTGTGTCTTCGCTTTCTAGTTTCATTTCTACAACTCTAAATTTTTTACCATTTGGAAAAGTTGCATCGGTCCAACCTGCCAGGCTGTTTTTTATTCCTACAACGTCGCCGACTTCTACGTCTAAACCTTCAAGCGTTGCGGTAAACTGAACAGTCCAGCCCTGGCGGCTTTGTTTTAAATTTTGAACAGATAAAAACTGGGCTCGTTGTGGTGCTGTTGTGAATGCGTAGCGTAGTTCTTTTTTGTGTAGTTCGTCGTTGTCTTCGTTTTGTTTTGCTTCGTCATCTGCTACTATGTCCAACGTCTCTAGAAAATTGTTAAAAGCTGAAAAATAACGACTTACGACGCGGTTCATTATTGAGCGTTTGTTTGCTCCTGTTATGGACCAGTCCCCGACTATGTTGCTTTCATCAAAAACAAAAGTCGAAACCTCGGGCTTGTCTATTATTAGTTTATATTTTCCAGCTGAAAAAATAACCATACCCCGGCAACAGGTTAGAAGTTCGTTTAAATTTTCTAGGCAGGTGTTGTCTGTGTTTATTACTCCGTTGCATGTGTAGCGCTTTTGTCCTGGTATGCTTGTTCCGTCTGCTTTTTTGTAGTCGTCTATCTCCTGGTCGCAATAGTTCGCCGCTTCTATAAATGAGTCTTCGTCTATTAAATCTTGAGTAATACCGCAGCCGTAGCGTTTGTTTTCCATATAATCCAAAACACATAGCGCCGGGTTATTGCTCCAGGCTTTCGCTGCTGTTGGGTAGCGTGGGTCTCTAACTATGACGCCTTTCAAATCTACCGTGATTTGCGGGATACCGTTAGGGTAAACGTCCCGGTCAAATTCTAAACGACAAGCCAGGATCGCCAGCCCGTTTCCTTTGTGGTTTGCGGTCCATTTTTCGGCGGGCATTAAAGTAGGCGCTGCTTCTTGTTGTTCTTTTCCTGTTAATAATTCGACGCTTATCTTTTGTTGCAGCTTCTCAATTTGTTTTTTAAATTTGCCAGGCTTTGCATATTTAAACTGGCCAAAATAATTATACTTTGCGTTTCCTTCTCGTGGCTCCATTTGGTCGTAAATTTCTACTTCTGTGCTAGTTGGCACGTCGTTTATGTAAACAGTCTCCGCCTTAAATACTTCGCCTTCGCTGACAGCCATTGCCTGGTATAAATATTTATTAGAGCTGCCCCCCGTATCTCTAAAACAAACCGCGCCGCCTACGGTCCTTCTGCCATAAACGACTGGGATTGGTGCCACCGGGTCAATTTTATTTACTTTTATTCCGTTGTCAAACGCTCCCGCTGCTTTGTCCTGGGCTTTGCTGCCTAGTACTGTTGCGACTGCTTGCAAGCCAAAACTTATCATAGTAGAAAGGCTCATACTTGCAATGTAGCCACCAATGGCGGCCGCCGCTGCACCTATTCCGCTTACTACTGCCGCCGCTGCTGCTATAACTGGCATCGCAACCCAACCCCTTCTTTATCCCTTACTGCTCTTTTTATTAGTTTTGTTTGGAATTTTTCAACTTTACCGCCAACAGTTGAGCCAATACATAAAGCCCCAACACATAAGTGGAAACACTCCATACCGTCGTCGACTCCGTAAATAATGTCCCCGGTTGTTGCTAGTTGTAAATCGATTACCTTAAAACCATTTTTTAAAAAAAAGTTTTTGCCTTCTCTTTTCGCGCTTAATTCTAACGCCTTTTCTGTTGAATCACAAGCTATCATAGCTTCCGTATATTTTAAGCCTGTTTTATAGGCTGCGTCATAAGCACCAGCGCAAAAAGCCGCGCAGCTAGTCTCTCCCCATTCGAAGTCTTGACCTAGTTTGTTTCCTGCATAATCGCAAATAGTCGCTAGCTTGTTGCTTAACATTATGAAGCCCCCCAGGTTACGTTGCTGTCCATATTTCCCACCATTTGGAAAATTTTATCGCCTGGCGAAAATGCCTGCTGTTCGCTGTGGTTGCTATGTCTTCCGTTTCTTTTTTGAAAATCTGAAAACGTGCTAGACGCTCCAACTTGGACGGTTACTTCTCCGCTTTTTGGGCTTTCTGTTATTTGTGGCGAGTCCATTGTACCGGAAAAAATAAGAATAGGCTCCTGGAATAAAAAAGACGAACGGCTGCCGCTTGTATTTGTTGGGTAGTTTGCGTTTACAAAAATACGGTAAATTTTTAGGGGCTGGTCTATAAATTGATAAGTTAAAACGTCGCCGATTAGTTCGTCTTGTGTGCCGCTTAAGGTTACTTTAATGTCTGCTATCCTGCTGTCGTTAAATTCTTCGACGCCGTCAATATTAACGAGCGGACCAACAGCTAGGTACTGGTTATTGTCAAAAGTCACGTCGGTGTAAAGGTCAGTCCAGCGGTACGTCTCAACTTTTGAAACTGTCTGCGTGTTACCTGCCGAGTCTGTTTCCTGGTAGTTTAAATTAACAACACTAGCCTCGAACAAATGAGCCGTGATTATGCGCATTGTCGCTAGGTCGGCTTTTGTTGCGTCTGACAGTCCCCGCGCCATTATGTTATTGTCTCCACTAGTTTAAGTTTAAGCGTGTAAGTTTTGTTTAGGTCGTATTCGGTTTCTAGTTCGTTTTCTGTTAATGAGACAGCAAAAAGACCCGTGCAGTCTATGTTTGAAGTTCCGCCGCTAATTTGTGCAGGTTTTACCAGGGAAGGCTCGATTTCTAGCGTTGCTTCCTGGCTAGCAACTACGGGCGCGTTTGTTATCATGTAAACTTTAGGGTGACTTGAAAACCTTATAAAATCGCCAGGCATGAAGACAGTTTCACCGTTTGCAGCTGCTCCAAAACCTTGAATTACTACGGTGTTACCTGTTCCCCCGGACTTTACGTTTGCGCTGTTATATTTAGAGTCGGTGCCGTCTCCATAAGTTCCGCGCGATTGGTGCCCTGGAATAGTAAAGTTAAAGCGTTTAAATTTTCCGCGTCTAGCTACTAAAAAAGCCCAGGCGTTGCCAAATTGCGCGCGTGTTAGGGGCGGGTATTCTACTTCTATTTGCCAACGCTGCCCGCCACGTTCTGAAACAAAACGGTTAAGGTTGTGAGTTATGTGTTCGTTGATTTGTACCAGGGACGTAATTTTTAAAGTCCGCGGCTCTATCGTATTACCTGCCGAGTCTGTTATGTTTGGGAAATCTTCAATATCTGGCATAGTTTCTCCTTATCCGTTTATTCCTACTTTTGCGCGTTTGTGCATGGCTGAATCAACCACGCTAATAAGTAGTTCTTTATTTTTCAACATGTGAGAGTTAAAACTGGCGGCGTCTACTGCGTCCACTTTAAAGTTTACAGTAACGGGACCCGCTCCAGTTGATCCACCGTTTGGAATTATTGCGCCGCTTTGTCTTGGTGTGTAAATCTCTGGCCCTCTTTCTCCTACTACGATTGGTTGCCCACCTACGACAGGGCCACCGTTTGCAAAAAATCCGCCGAATACTTTACCGATACCAGACAAGAACCCGCCGCCTTTTCCACCGCCGCCGAATAAACCGCCCAGGGAAGATAAAAAGCCGCCTTTTCCACCGCCACCGCTAAACATGCTGCCAATACCTGCCACGGCTTTGTTTACTACTTGAGTTTGCAAAATCATTCTTGCCGTTTGCCTTAAAAAGTCCGCGACAAAATCCTTAAAACTAGACTTGCTGCCGTCAAAAAATCCCATAAGGGCGTCAGTCATTCCGTCGCTTGCTCTTTCCATACTATGCAAGGCAAGCTCGCCCATTGTTTCAGCGTCGCCGCTAAATGCTTTGACTGCGTCGCCAAGTGTTCTAACTCTGTCGTCTTCTTCTTCTTCTTTTTCTCCGGTTCCTGTAAATAAATCTTCCTTGCTTGGCATTATGACTTCTTGCATTTGTGCCGTTTGGTCCATTGCTGCGGCTAGTTGTTCTTCTAGTTCCGGGTTTAATTCCATACCGCTTAAAGATTTTTTAATATCTGCCAGGGTTTCTTTCCAACCTTTCAACGTAGTGCCTAGCGTTTCGTTCATGTTGTCTTGTACGTCGCCGCTGCGTTTGTCTAGGTCCTGGAAGTAGTCCTGTGTTTTTAATTTTAACCCGTTGAATCCTTCTTTTACTTTATCCAGGGAACCTTTTAATTTTCCGAATACGTTAGGGAATTTTTCGGCTAGTTTGTTTAGTTGAGTTTGGAAAAATTCAATAACTGAAAAGAAAGCGTTTTTTATTCCGTCGACTACTTTGTTAAAAACTTCAGCTACTGGCTCGGTTATTTTTTGGAATGCTTTAACAATAAAGTCCCGGGCTTTTCCTATTGCTTCAACTATTACGTTTTTTACCTGCGTAAAAGTGTTTTTTATAAAATCAAAGACAGCAGTAAAAACAGGGCCAAAAACTTTTTCATGTAAGAAAACTACGGCGTCCTTTATTGCTAAAACTGCCATAATAAAACCCTTCTGCATAAACAGGGCCGCCCTTTTGACTGCGTTGACTCCTTCTTCCCATTGCATGAATGCTTTGACTGCAAAAACAACCCCGGCAACTACTGCAACAATAGCGGCTAAAATTAAATAAAATTTTGCGCTAGCAATAATGCTTAAAATTGTCGTTTTTAGTAATACCAGGTTAAAAGATTTTAGCGCTATGATTGCCAGGCGTAGTTTGCTGCTCATCATAACCAGTAGGTTGTTTATGTTTACAACTGCAAAAGCAAACTTGCCAAGTCCCATAAATGCAACGCCTATAAGTGAAACAACTAGCCCAATTTTTACGCCTGTTGTTGCCAGGCTTGCAATTAGTCCCTGGTTGTTTTGTAAAAATGCAGCGACTGCCTGGGCAACTGCTCTAATCCTGGGTTCTAGTTCTTCGCGCATTGCTATAGCTACGGCTTCAGCTGCTGACCTTACTTTCATTAGGTCGCCAGTTAGTGAGTCGTCTATTGTTGCTGCCATGTTTTTGGCTGCGTCTTCGCTGTCAAAAAATGATAGTGCCAGGTCTCGGAGTGTGTCTTCTTGTTCTGCTAAAATTATCAGCGAATCTTTAGCCCTGGCGCCTACTAAATCAAAAGCCGTGCCGGATTTGTCGCTGCTTTCGTTTACCATGTCGAAGGCTTGTTCTAGTGTTATTCCTTCTTTGCTTAAATCTGTAAAAATTTTGCGCAGGTCAGTTCCTGCCTTGCTCGCGTCAATACCTCGATCGGCTAACGTTGCAAGCATTGCGCTAGTTTCTTCTAATCCTAGCCCAAATATTCGCGCCGAAGTTTGCGAGTTTGCCATTCCTATTGCGAATTTTTCCAGGTCCAAAGCTGAAGACGTAAATGACTTTGCCATTACGTCGGTAATTTTTTTCATGTCTTGCGCTTCTAAATTAAACCCGCGCATTGTACTAGCTGCAACCTCTGCGGCTCTGCCTAGTTCTGCTTCCTGGGAAAGGGCTAGGTTCGTTGTCGCTTCTGTTGCGTCTAGTATTTGGTCCGGTTTTAATCCTAATTTAGAAAATGCTAGCTGTAGGTCTGCAACATTTGAAGCGGTAAACCTAGTCGAAGCTCCTAAATCTTTTGCGTTTTGTTCTAGGGCTGCAAATTCTGCGCCTGTTGCTCCACTTACAGCTTTTACGCGCTGCATAGACTGGCCAAATTCTGCAAAGGTTTTAGTTGCCAGGACTCCAAGCCCAACCAATGGCGCGCCTATGCCTATCGTCATGTCTCGGCCGACGTTGTTCATATTACGGCCAAACTGCGATAGGTTGCGGTTTGCTTTCTTTATCCCTGCTTCAAATTTTTCAGTCCTTAAACTGATTTCACCGAACAGGCTGCCTATTGATATTTTCGCCACTTTCTATTCTTTCTTTTTTATCTGTCCAATTAGTGCCGCCATTTGTCCGAGTTTTTTTGCTCTCCTGGTCAACTCGGCTACACTTGGCGGCCTTTTCGGCATAAAGTCTTCAATTTTGTAAGCACTTGTTTTTTTCGGGTCCCTGTTAATATTTGCTAAAACTGAACAAATTAACGCAGCCCTTGCGTGCTTTCTATCTTGCTCTTTCTGCCATGCTTCCTCGTAGGCTTTTATTTCCCAACCGGTCGCGTCTAAAAATTCTTTTTTACTCAACCCGTACGCTATCCTGGCGTGAGCCATTCCGCGCAGGGTTGTTATTCCTTTCCCGCTGCTACTTCGTCTTCTAAATCTTTAGTATCTGAAAAACCACTTACGGCCATCAACTCTTTCATTTCTTCCGCTAATTCGGACAAAGGCAAAAAGTCGTCGGCGTGGTCCAGTATGTCGCCTTTTAGCCCTAATACTGAACAGGCTAGCTGCATGCTTGTCTGGACTGGCTTTTGCTCAAACTCCGTAAAACTTCCGCCGTTCATTTCAAACTGCAACAAAACGCGGTTAGTTATTTCAACTTCTTTTCTTTCCCCTTTGTAGGTTATGCTTCCTTTTGCCATTTTTACTCCTTAATTAATTTTCTTTTTAATAATAACAAAACCGCCCCGGCTGTCATAATTAAGCCGATAGCTTGCGGTTCCGGTATGGTGTTTATACTTAAAGCGTTCGCGCTTGTAATTTCAAAGTCAACCGTTCCAGTTGCTTCTTCGTCGTATGTACTTATTAAAATAATAAACGGACTGGCTGCCTGGTACTGAACATTTGGCAAATAAAAGAAAAGACCCTCGCCTAATTGTTCCGGGTGTCCGTCGTCGTCTTCGTAAATCCAGTTTTCAAAATCTGTTACGGTAGGTCCTGCGTAAACATAAACATAGGGGTCATTGTATGGCTGCAAATTTGCGGCGTTGTTAATTATTGAAAGGCTGCCGCTGCTTTGTGCTGTTACCTGGTAGGCTTCGTAGTAATATGTGCCGCCGTCTAGTTCAAATTGTAAGTCGTCAGTTATGTTTGCCTGGTACTCATAAACAAAGTCGGCCCAGGCAGCCGAACAAAAAAAGACACAACAGAACCAGGCCCGCAACAATGCTGCGGGTTTCTTTGCCTGGCTTGTCGTGTTGTTAGTCATTAACTGTCGTCGTCCGTATAAGTTACCGCGCCGCTGACTTTAATTGTGAAGGTTGCAGTTATGATTTCGTCTACTGGTGTTCCCATTTCAAACCCAGTAACAATTCCCTTAAACTCCTGCTTGTCGCCGTCTGGGAAATTTATCTCGAAAACATTAGCCGTTGGTGTTGCTTCGTATGCTGTCGCTGCAAGCGCTCGTAGTCCGGTGTGCCCTTGTGCGTCTGCACTTGCGCCGCCGTCTTTTCCGCCGTCATACTGAACAACTACTGTAGCTTCGCCCATGTCGACGAGTCCGCCCATAAATTCACGATGTCCCGCGCTTCCGTGGTTGGTCACTTCGATTGAGTCCTTGCTTATTGTTGGGACTGTAATATCGACTAACTGCCCAAGGGTAGTCATTGTCGAGCCCCCGTCGTCGGAATACTTAAAAGTAATCCCGTTGCTTTTTTCTATTGCCATGTTAATTCTCCTTAATATATCTAGCCCTAACATCTAGGCTTCTTATGTATGTTCTTGTTGGTAGGTCAAACTCGTCTACTTCGTTAATAGCTTCAGCGATCGTAATTTCAACGCCTGCGCCTAGGTCTCGACTTTGTCCTATAAAATAATTTTTGAAACTTTCTACTAGGCTGTCCACTTCTTCCAAATTTGAGCCGTAAAAATCAAACTGCACTTGAATTACTCCCGTCTTGAACCCGGCATAATGTGCAACCTGTGGCTCGTCATCTTGCAAAGAAAAAACAACCCGGAGTCCTTTGTTGGCTGGGTCCGCCATAACCGGGTAAAATTTAGCGCCATTTGTCCAGGCTTGCGCTTGTTCAAGCTGAACCAAAAACCTAGCTAAAGATGAATAAACCGACGCCACTTTTTAGCCTTTCTTCTTTGTTAAAAAATTTAGGAATTTATATAGCTTTGAATCTTTAGGCAAAAACATGCAAAGGGTAGCAGCTAAACCTAACAAACCCAGACCAATTCCGACTAGATTGTTTTTAATTTGTTCTAAAATTATTTCTAAAAAAATCATATCTGGCTCCCGTCTTCGTCGTCTGTTAAATTGCCCGGCGCTGTGGGACCCATTGACTTTCTAAATGCTTCGCGCACTTGTTTTTCTTCTTCTGTTAAATTTTTTTCAGCGTCTATTGCTTTTTTATACTCTCCGACTGGTATTCCTAAAACTGTTTCGGCTGCGGGTATTTCTTGCCCTGCATATTTTGAACCTTCCGGCGGTACTATTGTTCCGGTTTCTATTAACTCGGCAACTAATGGCGCAGCTGTTGCGTGTGCTTGCCTGGCGTTGTCTATAATATGTTCTCCCTGGAAGCCAGCCGCTGACGCTAGACTTATACAACCGGCAGCGCCTAAATTCTGCGCTTGTGCCGTGACAGCTTGTAAAATGCCTTGTGACGCGTTACCTGCTGTTTGGCTTATTGTTTCCCCTACTGCGGCTTCTTTTTGCTTTAAATCGAATTTAACGCGTTCTTTGCCTGGCTTTTCGTATATGTCGCCGGGTCTTTCTGTTTTGTGCGCTCTGTATAAGTAGCCTTCAATTGTTACTTTTTCGCCTATCGGTTCTTTGTTGTCTTTTTTCTTGGCCATTATCTAGCCCCCGCTACTGCTTTTTCAAATCCTGCGCGCATTTTATCAATTAACGCCTGGCGCGCCCTGGGTGTTGTGCTTTTCCAGCCGTCCCGGGCAAAGGGATTAATTCGGTTTTTGTTTTTGTCTTTTTGGTTTCCGCCTGTCTCCAAAACTAAACTATAAATGGCAGGGTTATTTGGTCCTTCTATCCATTTTGCGCCAATGTAGGCCCTGTGTAGTTGAGAACCTGCCCTGGATCGTGTTATTATCTTGTGCGTTAGGCTGTCGCGTAGTCTTCCAGTCTTGTTTACTTTTCCCGCTGCATTTTTTAAACCTGGGACCATAACGTCGGCCCCGGCTTTTACTGCTGCCCTGGTAACTCTTGCCCCTACGCTTTTATTAATTTTATTTAATGTTTTGCGCATGTCTTGAATACTTTTTAAGTCTGCTTTTATTTCAATGTGGGGCTTCATACTGCTTCAACCCCTCTAACTTTTAAAAAATCCCGGCGCCCAACTTCCACAACGCTAATAATTTCAAAATATCTAGTGCCGTATTTTATGCGGCTGCTTTTTGTTTTTATTGCTGTTGTTGGATTGTAACGAATAACAAAGTCGGCTACTTGTCTTCCTAATTCTGCGCCTACGTCTAGTTTTTCGCTAGCTTCTTTCATTACTACTTGCGCCCATACTGTCAAAACGTCTTGCCATAAAGTATCTACTAGGTTAGTCATTCCGCTGTCGTCGTCTCCTGGTGTGAACGGGTCCGAAACGTCAGCGCTTGGGTTTAAGTCTATGTTAAACGTTCCCCAGGTTTGCCCAAACTGTCCGCGTCCGTCTGCTGCTGGCGGATTTCCTAAAATACCCGAGACGTCCTGCTGTGTGCGTTCCTGGTATGTTATTCTTTCGTCTAGTCTGCCAATGTTTCTCATTTTACTTGTGAGCTCCCAAAATAAAAACCAACAAGGGCTAACATTGTTTGCCGTACTTCCGGCAATAAAACGTAGCCGTTTAATTCTATCCAACCGTTACCCTTTGCGAATAAGTCGCCAAATAAAAACCCAAACAGTCCGCTGTTTTTTCCTGCTTCAATAGTTACGGGCTCATTAAAAAAAGCCAAAATAAACGGCGCAAAAATAACAGCAAACAAAGTACAAAGCGCAATAGTTCTGCGCACTACTTGCCCAGCTACTCCGTCGCGTTTAGCTGCTTTGTCTGCGCTTTCATCTGCTAGCCCTTGTTTTTTTATCATGCTTTCTAGTTGTTGCGTCTGCGCTTGTGCCTGGGCTGCGATTAATTTCATTACAAACCCCGACAAGCTACCGCCTAGCATTGCTATTAGTTCCATGCTCACTTTTTTCTCCAGGCTTTGGCTATGTTATAAAATGTTGAAAGTCCGACTAGTATTGCAACAAGACTCGCAGCAATAGAAGCCACGTAGCTTATATCCTGCAAACCCCAGGACGCCCCGGCGCTTGCTGCGCTTACTAGCGCTTTTGTTCCTGTGTCTATTATTTCGTTTGTTGTCATGTGTCTTTGTCCATTGTTAAAACCATTTCGCTTTCGTGGTCGTAAGTGCTCGCCTGTCTATATAATAAAGGACTGGCGCAGCAGTGTATTTTATGGTCCCGCTGGTCGTCATGTATGACAAAGTAAAGCGGCCCCCTTCTTCCTCTTGCTGTCGTCAAATTAAATAATTTTTTTAGCCCTGGGTCTGGGTTGCCCCATTTAAAAAATAGGCTTAATTCTTTAGGCTTGCCTGGTATAATGTCCCGGGCTTCAAAATAAAACCTAAAGTCATCTAAACAAGTCACGTCCCATTTGTCGTTGTTGTGTTGACACTCCAAAAGCACCTTAAACCCTCACTTTTTTATGCTGCCCTAGTAAATAATCAATGGACCGCGGAACCTTCATAGGCTGCGCATTGTATGCAACCGGCTCCCTGGTATCGTAAAAATGCGCCACTAATAATTTCAGCGCGTGTTTTAATGTTTCGGGTACTAGTTGTTCCGGTAATGGCGCGAAGGCTGGCGGACCTGCTACAAATTGAATAAATACTCGGGCTTCTGTGTCTTTGGTAAGTGTAGGGAGTGAAAATTGTTTTTCGTTTCGTACTGCTAAAATGTGAGTGGGTCCGTAATCTGTAACTATAAAGTTCGACGTTGCGACTGTTTGCGCTGCGTTTTCGTGGTCGTAATAGCTAACGTTTGAAAGACTAACAAACGGACTCCGGGGTAATTCTAAACGTTCAAAATTACGCGGCCAAAATGTAAAAGCTGCCTCGTAGGTTTGATACGCCAGGGCTCGGCCTGTTTCGTGCTCTATTGCTTCCTGTGCTGCATAAATTAGGCTATTTATTAAACTGTCGTCGTCGCTGTGGTCTACTCTTAAATGTGCCTTAACTTCTGCAAGCGTTGGCGTTGCTGTTGTGGCTAGCGTGTTTACTTTTTTTAATTTAATAGGTTTTATTAGCATAATTTATAAAAAGCCGCCCGAAGGCGGCCCCCTTTATTCTGTGGCCGCTTCCTCTGTAGTTTTCTTTTTCTTTTCCTGGCTTTTTTGAAGGTCCTTGTTTGTAACCGTCAAAGTTTCCAGCTCTTTTACAACATGGAAAGTAACCTTGAAATTATGAAGGGCAAGCGCCTGCCCTAACTCTTTTGCTTTGTTATCCTCAACAATAGAGTCAAAAACTTTCGGCGCTTTGCCGCTTTTTTGTGTGAAAACTGCTAACATTAGCTAGTTGCTGCGTCTGATATTAATAGAACGCCGCCCTTGTCTGTTTGTGCGTTAGCTGATCCGCCGTTTTTACCGGAACGGATACCGTAAACAGTCTCAACACTAGTAACAATGTTAAAGCTGTCTGGTCTCATATAAGAAACCCCACGTAGTGGCATTCCGCTAGCTGGGTCCTGTACTATTGAAGTTGCCGCGATTGCTGGCGCTCCGCTGCTAGCTGCTACCGCTGAAAAGTCATGGGGTAGACGTGCTGCAATGTTAATAGCTGACTTATCGCCGAAGAATCCAAGCGTGTTTTCTGACGCGCTGCCTACTCCGTCTGGGTCGTTGTCATCTGCTGCGCTGTACTCGTAGATAGCTTCAAAACCTGCAATGTTTCTTAAAATGCCGGTTCCGTTACCTGTTCCGATTACTCCGCCGAAGAAGTCTCCGCTTGCGATTTTGTCGTCTTGTAAAAGTGCGCTCATCACGTCAGTATTTACAATTCCGAAACGTCCCGCTGGGTTTGCGCCTTGGCTGTTTAGCTGTTTGCGTAAATCCATAAGCGTTGAAAGTCCCCACTTTTCGTTTGTGCTGCTGCCGTCAGCTACTACGTTGTTTGAGAAGTTCGCGCTTACGCATGTGTCCCAAACTGCCGCCATAATTGAAGACCCTAACGAATAAGCTAAAGTAGAAACAGACTCCGCGAGCATGTCGCGTTTTGTCGCGATAGCGTTTAGGTAGGCTTGTTCTACGTTTACGAATTTGTGCTGGTCAACAACAATAGGTAAGTCGCTTGTTAAGTCGACCGCTGCCGTTGCACCTGTTGAGTAATTACCCGAGAAGGTGTTTACTGCTGGGTTTGATAATATGCGGGCTATAATTGTTTGCCCTACTGTGATTTCGTCAGTTGAAAAGTCAGTCGCAAACTGCCCAATTTGGGGGAACTGGTCTTTATAACTGGCCAAAACGTCGGCCAACAACTCATCTGTTGAGATAGTGTTGTCCGTGCTCTTTACTACATTTGCCATAATTTTAACTCCTTATCTAATTTCTTTTAATTTTTGGCTAATTCTGAATTTTTCAGCGGGTGTTGCGTTTTTTAATTCTTCGCGTAATTCTGCCGCTGTCTTGCTTACTTTGTGGCCTTCAACTTTTCTAGTTGTTGGTCTTTGTGCGATTGCTTCTAGAACCTTGTCTTTAAATTCTGCGACTGGTGTTCTATCTACTAGCGCTTCAATTACTAGCTGTTGTAAGTCCCCTTCTTGGTCGTACTGTTTGGCTAGTTCTACGATTGCCTGGGCGTTTACTTGTTCCGCTTCCAGGGCTTCTACTACTTCGTCGTCCGCTTCTTCAACTTCTTCAACTTCTTCGTCTTCTTCGTCGGCCGCTATTACTGCTTCCTCTACTACTTCGACTTCTTCGGTTGCTTCTGTTTCAGTCACTTCTGCTGCTACTTCTTCGCTAGCTTCGGCAATAGCTTCGTCGTTGTTTTCTGCTACTACTTCCGCTGCTACTTCTTCGGTTGCTGCTTCCGCTTTTACTTCCGACTCTACTTTGCTTTGCTCCATGCGAGTCTCCTGTGTTGGTGTTTCTTGTTCTGCCGTTTTTGCGGCTTTTAAAAATTCGTAATTTTCGGGGTTATATTGTGCAGCAATAGCTACCGAATCAATTAACTCTGTAGCAAAGCCCGCCTCGACTGCTTCTTGTCCAAAAAACCAAGTCTCGTTTGCCATCCAGTTTGTTACTGTTTCAGTATCTGCCCCGGTATGTTTGGAATATATACCAGCCAGGACGTTTTCAAATCTTCCCAGGGTTTCGATCCCTTCTTCTAAATTCTCACGGTTTGGCATTTCAAGATAGGCAAGCATTGGCAAGTGAGTATAAATTCCGGCGTTTTCTGGAATGTAGACGTTATCGCCTGCAAGAATAATAACGGAAGCAATACTGGCAGCCACTCCGTCAATATAAACGTCAACGCTGCGCCCTGGTTGTGCCTGGCTCCAACCTCTCAAGGCGTTATAAATTGCTACGCCGTCGGTAATTGAACCGCCCGGACTGTCAACGTGCAGGTTTATTGTGTCCGCGTCAATTTGTAGAAGGTCCCTAACAAAGTTTGCAGCTGTTAAACCGCCGTAACCTATCTCGTTCATAATTAAAACGTCGCGGTACTTTCTCTTTTGTTTTATGTTTAGTTTGTTTTCTTTGTTTATTGTGTACCAGTTCACGAATCCTTCTCCTTGTCTATCTGTTTAAGTTTTTTAATCGCCCAATTTATCCCAGCGTCTCCGCCCCAACAGTCCCACATTATACCGCCGCAACCTTCGTCGTAGGGTACGTCTTTGTGTTGTTGGTGTCTTTTAAAACTTGCCATTCTTGCTATCGTGTCACGACTTAACGCCTGGCGGTTTGCTAATTGTTTTGCGCGTGTCCAACCCACATTAGTTCCGCAACTTGAGCCGTTTTCTTTTTTATATTTTAGGGCTCGTTTTGCGTTTGTTGTGGCAGCTTGTGGATAATCAGAATAAGTTTTATTTTCGACGTCTGCCAAAGCCTGGGCGTCTTGGTCCTGGTCAACAGGTCGAAGCGCGCCATTCACGAAATATTGGTCCCCCTCTACTCCGTAAACTGGCTCGTCCTCTTTGCGTCTTACGTCGTTTGGCGATAAAATGCCGTTCTGGATTGCCTGGCTGTATGCCTGGTAACGAGAAGGCAAATCGCCCCGCAGTAGGTCGTTGGTGTCATGCTTAAAATAATAGTTAGATTTTTCGGCGTCTGACAGTAAAGTCATACGGAGCCGCTGTTCCCAGTTGCACAACCACGGCCGCAGCGTGTGTTTCACAAACCCCAAGTCCTGGTGCTCAATATTGCTAAAAGTCGCCTTCTCTAGGTCGTTTATTAAGTGCGCCGGCACTCTAAACAAGCCAGCTATTTGGCTTCTTGTGTACTTGCGGGACTCTAGCATTTGGGTTTCTTGGTGGTTTGGAAACGGTATATTTTTAAAAGTTGCGCCGCCTTCAAGTATCGGCGTTTTGTGTGCGTTGCTGCTTCCCTGGTAAGTGTCTTGCCAGTCTTGTTTTAATCTTTGAAAAGTGTCTTCGCTCATACTGTCGGGAAACTCTATAATTCCACTTATGCTTGTTCCCTGTTTAAAAAACTCTCTCGTGTATTCTTCCGCATGTTTGCCGCCAGTTAGTAAGTCTTCGCCTAACTCAATCAAGCTAGACCCTAAAAGGCTGCCAGTATTAAAACACTTTATTATTAAAACTTCGTCATTTTCTAAATATAACAAGTCGCCGGGATTGTCCGGGTCCGGGTATGTATAAAAAAGCCGGCCGCTTTCGCTGTACTCGTAGCCAAGTTTTGAAGCGTAGAGTGGGTGCAATTCTAAAACCTGCCCGCTGCCGTTTCTGATTACCTGGGCGCAGCCGTTACCTCGCAACAGCGCGTCGGTCATCATAAAAACCCGCAAGTCGTAGCTGGTCATTTCCTGGTTTGGCTGCCACCTGGTCAAATTATATAGTTCGTGGTCTTTAGCTTTGTAGCCGCCTTTGTCTGTGTTGGCATATAAACAAAGCGGCAAACTTGCCACACTTTCCGCTAGGACCCTAACGCAAGTTAAAATATCGCTCATTTCTAGGGCATTGTCTGCCGTTACTCTTTTCCTATCAAAAACAAAACTAGACAAAGAGCCCTGCCGTTTTCCTGGCGTGTTGAAGATTGGAACCGCTTTTTGTAAGTAGTTAAATATTCCCATAGGTGCCTATGTTACTTATTTTGTGCAAAATGTCTAATTTTTAGAAGTTGGCAATAGTTTGCAATCCTTGACAAAAAAACCGCGGGCGTTTATTGTGTTTTTTACGTTTGGCATTACGCCGGAAGTAGGCAATTCAGCCGAAGAAACGCGCTAACTAAAAAGGGGTTAAATTATGAAAGTAATTCAATACCGTGGCGCACCGGTAACGGCAGTCGAAGACAAGAAAGACGAAAAAACCGTTAGAAGTTATCGCGGCGCTACTTATGTTGCAAAGAAACAACAAAAAGAAAAGACAGGACCGCTAAACTACCGGGGCACTACCTGGGAAGCGTAACCAAAAAAAAAGGCGCCGCAATGGCGCCCGTCTCCTTTCTTTTTTTTTCGCTAGATTTCTATTTTATGTTTAAGGATTTTTTCAGCTAATACGTCGTAGATTTCTTGCCCGTCTGTTGTTAGGCGGTCATAATCCCAACCTAACTCGTTCAGTAAAAAACGCGGCGATTTTTCGCGTAGTTTGTTTATTCTTGTTTTTTTGTCTTCTAGGTGTGGTCTCATTATTTCGCCCCTTCCGCTGCCTGGATTGACTCCGCTAGTTTTCTTATAGTTAGCGAGATTTTTTCGATATGATAAACAGCGAAATCGCTTCGCTTTCTTTCAATATCTCGCGACAATTTGCCGGCTTTGTAGTCCATTGTTTGAATTGATTTTTTTAATTTTATAAAAAACAAAATAGAAATTTTAATTAGTAAATTTTTCATTTTTTGCGCCCCTTTCTTTTATATTCTACGACCTAAAAACTTTTCAACTTCCCAGACTGCTTCAACGTCTCCCAGGGCGTCGATTTGGCTGTCTTCAATTATTGAATGTTCCCCACCTGGTCCGAATGTGTCGCAAAAATTCATAATTTTGCCGCGAGTCATTCCGCTTTCGCTAAAAAGTTCTTCCTCGTGTCCTTTTCTAAAGTTTCGCATTGTATCAAAGAACAAAGCCCAGCTGGCAACGTGTAAAATGTCGTCTACTTGGTCCATTTTATACTGCACGGCTTCGCGGATTACTTCTAGTGTTGTTGTTTCTTCTTGGTTTTTTGTTTTTTCTGCTGCGTTCATTTTTTTTTCTCCATAAGTGGCAGGCACCGCGCCCGCCTTCATTATTAAAGTGCCTTACTTTTGGGGTGTTTGTCTATCCCTAATGTCACTTTTTTTTTACATTACAACACAAAAAGTAGACAGGGGTGAAGTTCTCTTTGTGGGCATGGGTTCGGCTCTAGTGTTTTTAAGTCTAGCCACCTGGGGCAGCCTATAAATTCAACTTCAGCCCCGGCATAATGTAAGACGTTTGCAGCTTTTGACTGATAACTTGGCAAAATTAAAGCCGTTAACTTGTTGTTTTCGTCTCTTTCTTTTATTGCTTTTCTAACCCACTTCATTACTCCACCAGTAAAAGGCGGATTAACGTAGTTTCTTTCTCCCCAGGCAACAGCTAAACCGTCAAAGCCTGGCGGCCGCGGATTTGGGCACGGGTCAAAATCAAATAAAAATCTTGAGTTTAGTTCGTTGTATAGTTCGGGCGGTGTTACCCAGTAAAGTTTCTCGCTCATTATATGCTCCTAATTCTTGGCCTGTTGTAGTCACTAGCTACAAAGTCCGGGTTTTTTTCAAAAAATTCATCGACCCAGTTTTTTTTAGTCCTGGGCGGGCTTCCTTTTACTTTGCCGCCGCTTGCTTGCAGTCCTGCTTTCTGCATTGCTGTAACCGTCCAAACTGAAACCCCGGCGTAGTCTGCTATTTCCTGGCGTCCAACTAACCACTCACTCATAAGACACGCAGCCCCCTGTCTTCGTATGGTGTTTCTTTTGGTTTGTCCTGGTTCAAATACATTCCCAGGGCAACAATAGCGGCAACAAGTCCGTCAATTCTTCCGCCGCTGCTTTTTGCTTTGTCGGGTTTTTTATTCCCGGCAGCGTCTAGGCTTATGGTGCAATTCGCCAGGTTATATTTTAGCACCGGGTCCCCCAAGTGCTGCAACTCTCCGCCTACTACTAAACGTTCAAACTCTGACGTTGGGCTAGCCATAGAAACGAAGCCCATTCCGAAACCTTTAAGTTCTTTTCCTTCTCTCTCCAGGCTGGAGACTAGTTCCCCGGCAAAATGTCGATCGTATCCAAAATCTAAAACGTTAAACTGGCCGTACCTGGTCAAAATACTTTCTTTTATAAAATCCCAGTCGGTTGTCTTTCCTAGTGTAAGCGTTAGGCTGTGTTCAGCTGCCCAATATCCATAAGGGACGCCGTCGCGGTCTTCTCTTAATTTTAAGTCATGTTCTGGAATAAAAAAGTCAACCAGCACGGTTGCTTTGCCTAGTCCTTTTTGAACCGGGAAAAAATAAGCGCAAGCCGACAGGTCGTTTACCCTGGCAAGGTCCATTCCGCCGTAACATTGCAAGCCGTAAAGGTCAGACTCTTTCAGTTGTTTGTTTTCGCATGCGTCCCATGCTGCTGTTCTCAACCATTGCGAAGCCGTATCGGTCCAAATGTTAAGTTCTTTGTTCATAAACTGCGACAACGTGCTAGGTACTTGTGCTACTTTTTTTGCTTGTTGTTTCATGTAGGCTAGTTCTTTGCCCTGGTTTAAGTTTGGGTTTGCAATGAACCAGGTTTTCTCGTCGTTCCACTTTTCTTCGTCTTCTTCGTCGCAAGTATAGATAACGCCGAACTTATTTTCTGCGTCTATTTGATTTTCTAAAATTCTTATTAAGTGCGCCCGCTCCTGGTAACAAATACCTTCCCGGTCGTAGCCTGCGGTTGTAATGCTAATCATGTGATAATTACTACGAGCGCCGAAAGACTGCGCAAAAACTGCCCACAAATCGCCGCCATTTTTTCCCCAGTTGTGCAACTCGTCTGCATATATAGCTAACGGGTTCAATCCGTCCAGGCGTCGCGAGTCTGAACCGACAGGACGCAAAAAACTACTTCGCCCGGTGTTTGATACAAACAAAGTGCTGCGGCCTGTTAAATGTTCGTAGACCGCCTGCAATTCTTCCGACTGTCTCACATACTGAACCGCATCACTAAACAACAACTTCGCCTGGTCCTCTTTAGTTGCTACGCAATAAGTCTCGCAGCCTGTTCTTTCAATAAAAGCCGAGTCATAAAGCGCAGCACCTGCAAGCATTGTAGTTTTGCCGTTCTTCCTGGGTATCTCAATATAGGAAAAGTTAAAACGCCACTCGTCTGTTTCTTTTTTTAGCCAGCCATATATTGAACCAAAAACAAAATACTGCCAGGGCAACAACTCGAAAACTTGCCCGGCGTACTGTCCTTTGTAATGTTTTAAATATTTAGTAAATTTATAAAACCGCGCCGCAGCTTCCGGGCTCCAATAATAGGGCCAGTCTTTTTTTTCTAAATCTTTCAGATGCCTTTCACATGCTAAACGAACAAAACGACAAGCCGCCTGTTTTCCGTTTACTACATCTTCGGCGTATTTAGTCGCTGGGTCCAAAAAATTCCTCCCGTATGTCTGTTGTTCCGGTTATGTTTTTTGCTTCTGCTGGGAATATTTTATCGCGCAGCTTATCCATTCGAGCAAGGACCGACTGTAGTTGCGTATAGAGTGGGTTTGTATATTGTCCGCCTGTCTTGTCGCTAATTAGTACGGGTCCCGTTATTTGAAGGTTTCTTCTTAACATTGCAGCCTCTGCCTTTGTTGCTGCGTACTCATTAACCCTTTCCAGGTCGTCTTCTGTGTATGCCCTCAATTTTAGCAAGGAGTCCAGTTCGGCGTTGCGTATTTTCTCAAATAAAGCCGCCTCGTCTAGTCGTTTCTTTTCGTCTATTGTTGTTCTGTCTACTTTGTCCAAATACCACAAGATAGCCTGGCGGTCTCCGTTTTTTATAAGCTGCACTAGCTGGTTCTTTGCTTCTAGCGGTAGCTTTTGTTTTAAAAATGCCATTCGCTCCGCAAATTCGGGGTTTTTTTGCAAATGGCTGTAGAAAGTTTGCCGGGCTATTCCTGCATACGCGCAAGCCTGGGAATCATTAGCACCAATAGAAAAAGCCTGTTCGAGTTTTTGGACAACTGACTCGCTAAACGCGCTAGGTCTTCCGCCTTTACTTTTTGCGGGTTTGTTAGTCACTTGCTTCTCTCCTGGTTCTTTTATGTAAAAAATAACACAACAAAAAACAAAGCCATTTAGTCTTCATCTTTTACCGCCTTTTCTCCTGTCATATCTTCCCAGCGTTTAATTGTTGTTTCAATGTATTCGGGTTTTAATTCTAGCCCGTAACATATCCGCCCGGTTTTTTCTGCTGCTACTAATGTTGAGCCAGAACCTAGGAACGGTTCGAGTACAATATCCCCAGGCGCTGCGCTTGTTTTTAGAATCCTTGCCATTAGGTCGACTGGTTTTGGTGTTGCGTGTCCGTGTCTATCTTCCCCCCAGACTCTTTCAAAGTTCCAAACGTCGCGCATAATATCGTGCCCGTTATCAAAGTAACTCCGCATTTCTTCGTGCCCTTCTCTAAAGAAAGTAACGCCTTTCTTTTCCCACTCTGTTTTTATTTCTCTGTGTGGTTTCTCAAAACAACCAGGACAAGCCAGCGCTAGTTTTCTGTAATGGTGCCTGGCTATTATTTGAAATTGTGACTCTGTGAACCAATGACTCCACATTTGAACCCCTGTAATTTCTTTTAGTCTTTCTTTGTTTGGTTTTCCGTTTTCAAAAATAAGCCCGGCTTTTTTAGCTTCCTCTTGTTGATACGTTAAAAGCGGCCGCCATATTTCCGGAAAATCATAGCTGTTTATGTTGCCGATAAATTGTTGCCCAAATTGAAAAAATAAAATTCTTTCGGTTGCTTCTGCGTACTGTGTCATAAGTTCGGACTTCATGCCTGGCGTAGTTCCTTTGTCCCAAATTATCTCGTTTCTTAATTCTAGGCGCTCACTATCTGCCAGTCCTGCTTTATACCACAAACGCCATAGCTGCGGCGCCTGTCCCCAAATGTACGCGCTGCCTTTATCTGTCACATGTGGGCGGCATGCTGTCCACCAGCTCATTTGAAACGCGTCTAGTTTGTCGTCGTAAAGGTTGTCATTTTCTACGCCGTCGCTTTCTTTTCCCATTCCGTAGGGTGGGTCTGCGTGTAGCAGGGTTGCTTTTTCTGTTTTAAATAAACGCGCTAAATTTTCGGCGCTTGTGCAGTCATCACATAAAACACGATGGGACCCTAAAACATACAAGTCGCCAGGTTTAACATAAACGGCCGCGCTTTCTATTTCGACTTCGTCCAGTTCGTGTTCTTCGTCTTCTTCCTGGTCTTCGACAAGCTGCGGCCCCTCGTAGCCTGTTAGTTCAATGTCAAAATTTTCAAAAACTGGATCGAGTAACAGGTCGTCGATTAAATCTAGGTCAATTTGTGCAAATTCTGCCAGTCTATTGTCTGCGATTAGGTCCGCATATTCTGACGCCTGGTTCTCGTAGTCTTGATATTCTACGGGGACTTTTTCAACCTGCAACAATTTAGCCGCTTCTAGTCTTCCGTGTCCTTTTACAATAAAACCGGAAAGGTTACTTATTGTTATATTTTGCCGCCAGCCCTGGTTCCTAATAATTTTTGCCAGGGTTGCCACTTGGTTGTCCGGGTGTATGTTTGGGTTTTTTGGGTTTGGTACTAGTTCCGTTATGTCTTTTAACTCGTCAAAGCTGCAAAAGACCGGAACCCCGCTAGCTTCTGTTCTTGGTTTTATGCTCATGTCGTTTCCTTTTCCTTTTTGTTTAAAATTTTTAGGCTGGGGTCGCATATTGGGCAGAAATGCTTTTTAAACTGCTTCATTCCATAACAAAACACCAAAAGCCCCTGTTTTTGCTGTATTTTTCGACACTCCCGCCCCCCCTGGGTGTCGTGCACGTTTAGCGAAGG